ACGGTCGCGTAAGCGGTGGGCGTCACCCAGGAAGGCGCTGAAGTTCCGTTCGATTGCAGCACCTTGTTTGCGTCACCGGCTGCCGAAGCCAAAAACGCGGTGACACCCGTTGCCGATTGGTAAGGGCTGCTGGCCGCCGCGCCGCCAGCCAGGTTGCTGGCCGTGCCGGTGATGTTGATTGCAGCCGTGCCGGTCAAGTTTGTAACTGTGCCGCTTGATGGCGTACCCAAAGCCCCGCCATTGACCACAAAAGCGCCCGCCGTGCCGACATTTACGCCCAGGGCTGTAACCACCCCTGTGCCGGTCGTAATCGTGCTAGGGGCCGCGCCAGCCCCGCCGCCGACCATCAAAGCATTGGCAGCCAAAACCGCCGATGATGCCCATGTCGTGCCGCTTGAAAAATACGGAATGCCGCCGCTGGTTCCCGCGATGGTCAGCGCCAGCGTTCCCGATCCGGTAATTGGCGAACCGCCAACCGAAATGATCCCGCCGGTGAAAGTTTGGGCCACCGATGTGACGGTTCCCGTTGTGGGTGTTGCCCAGGAAGGAACGCCCGCGGCCAAGGTAAGCACCTGGCCATTTGATCCGGCCGCCAGGAATGCGGTGGTATCGGCTGCGCTTTGGTAAGGAACCGAACCGGCTGCACCACCGGCCAGGTTTGTGGCCTTTGTGGCCGTGCCAGCATTGCCGGACACCGAACCGGTGATGGTGTTGGTCACCGTCAAATCGGTCAAAGTTCCCAGGCCGGTAATTCCGGTGTAAGAACCCGACAACCTGGCGCTGTCAATCGTGCCGCTGGTGATTTGCGTGGCAGCAATAGCAATGCTGGTGCTGGCCGCCAAAGTCAATTGGCCCTGGGCGTTCACGGTGAACGTGGCCACTTGGGAAGCCGAACCATAAGCCGCAGCCGTTACCGCGGTGTTGGTAATGCTGAACGTGTTGCCGGTCAGGGTTAACCCTGTGCCAGCCAAATAAGAACCGGCGCCCGAAAATTGCGACCAGGTGATTGGCGTCACGTCGATTGTGCCGCCCTGGTTGGATGTGCAAACCCAACCGGTATCACTTAGGGTTGTCCCTGATTCGATAAACGTGAACGCGCTTGGCACTTCGGCCCAGGTGTTCATGTCGGCGCTGCGCGTCCATCCGCTGGCGCTGGCGACATAAATGCCGTTGGCTGCCTGGTTGGTTTGGTTTTTAACCAGGATGCGGTCGCCCGCGGTCAGCGTGGTCGCCCAATCGCCACCAGCCTGGACGGCCAGGCCGGACAACGTGATGTTGTTTGTGGTCGAATAAACGCACGATGCTTTAACGTCCAAGCCCTGGGCGACGGAATCGACGTAAGCCTTGTTGGCAATGTCGGTGTCTGCTGAAGGCGTGGTGGCCACCTGGCCGGTGGTAGCGTAAATGCTGGTGAAATAACCGGCTGCTGGCGCGGTTCCACCAATGACGGATGAATCAATGGTGCTGTTGGTGATCGTCAACCCTGACTGAATCGGGCTGATCGGTGGGAAAAACAAAGTTCCCGCGGGGCCAACAAACGCAATTAGGTCAAACGTCGGTTCAGGTTTAAAAAGCCCCTGAACCGGTTTGATGTTCGTCGTGTTCGTAACAGCGGTGCTGTTCGACATGGCGCCCCCTTAATCTGCTTGGCAGGGGGTAATGTAAAGTGTGTTTGTGCCGCTGCTAATCCCTTTGATGTAGAACGGGCCTTTGGGGGCTGCGATCACAATGGGAAAATTCATGCTGCCAGGTAACACGAAGGAACCGGAATTGCCGGTGGTGGCAATTGTCGGCGTCACCAAGTTGGCCGATTCGGGCGCCATTGTGACGGCAGCCTTGTCGGTTCCGGTGTTCAAAAGAATTACGTAATTCGTTTGATCGTTGGTCGAAGGCGTAATCAGCAAAGCCGCTGACGCCGATGAAGTTAAATCAAGCGCGTAAGTTGGCCCGCTTGGCCGAATGGCTGAAAGATTGACCATTTTTTACCCTTTCCCGTGTTTTCAAAATTATAGTGCTGACCATAGAAAAAAAGCCACCCTTTTTGGGGGCGGCCTCTTTTCACTTCATGCCGAATTAAGGCAAGAATGTCAGGTCGTAACCGTAGATGAAAACATCGGCGGTTGCGGCTGCGCCCTGGGCGGTTGTGCAACGAATGTAAAGGGGTGTGGTCGCTACTGCGTCGGTGGACGTTGCAGCGGTCACAACCACTTTGCTGGTTGCGCTGTTGCCGGTCAAGGCATAAGCCGATTTAACGGCCGTGCCGGTCGCGCCTGGGCCTGTGTAAACGGCCAATTGGGCCGTAGTCAGGTTGATGGATGCGTTGGCAACGATGATGCTCTGAACGCTGACGCTGCCATTGGCCAAAATAGGCGCGATGGTGTCGGCAACAGCGTTAAGGTTCACACCCTGGGCTGACGCAATCAGGCGCAAAGCCTGGTTGGTTGCCAAATTCGTGGGGTGGTTCGTGGTGGTTGATGCTGGCCCTGGATTGCTCATGTTAATTTCTCCAAATTAGGTTTAATGAAGGGCGACCGAAGCCGCCCTCGTTTCTTTAGGCTGCGACGCGGCAAGCCAATTCGGGGTACAAAGGCGCCCAACCGTAAAGAACGTCCAAACGCGTAGGAATGGAATCGTTATTTATCGTGTATTGCCTCACCACACGGATGGAAAGTCCCAAATCCTTGTCGCTTGCGCGGCCAGCGAAGTGGACGCCATCGGGCAATTCCAAGTCAGCGGTTGCCAGGGTCGCAAAATTCTTGTGGAATACCAAGTTTTGCGGGCTGACTGTGCCGGTGTTGTTGAACGGTGTCACGGCAGCGGTGGCGCTGGTGGAAGTCACAACAACGTTTTGGAATTGGCCGCCGGTGATGATCGCGGGCGATACAGTCACGGCAGTTCCACCAGTTGCAACAGCGGTCGTGGCCATCACAACGAAGTTGCGAAGTTTGCCGGAACCGTAGGCAGCGCGGTTTTGTGGGTTGACAGCGTAAACGCCAGCGATTTGGATGACGTCACCCTGGTTCAAAGTCAATGCTGACGATGCGGTCAAGGTAACGGAACCAAATTGCGCCCAACCGGTAGAGATACCGAAGGATGACGAAGTGGTGTCAACAGTCAGGGTTTTGCCGCTGTAAGAACCAAAAGTTTGGTTCACAACGTTCTGATCCATGTACCAGTTCATGCCAGCGGAATCGCGGCCCATCATGCCTTTGGTGTATTGCTTGCCAATCACGTCGGAAGGAACAAACAAACCTTTCAGGCTGTCAACGATGGTGGCCGATGTGAAGGGTTCCACAACGCATGAACGGCGACCGTCGCGGGGTGCGCCTTCGCTGTCCAGGTATGCACCGGCAGTCAGGTATGTAATCAAGCCAGTTGGGGGCGTACCAGCGGTTCCAACGATGTTGGCCACGTTGTTTTTCGCCATTGTCAGGCCGTCCAAGTCCATCTTGTTGGCAATGGCGGCAACAGCGGGTTTCAACACGCGGTCGCTGAACATATCCAAAGACAAAGCCAAATCCTGGGTCGTGAATTGTGTATCGACGTGGAATTGGGTGGACAAAGTAACTGGCACGGAAGTTTCGTTGAAGTCTTCAACGTTCAGCGCGGGGCCAGTTGTGCCGATGAATCGGCCAGGACGACGGACGTTCAAAGTGTTACCGATTTTGGCGCCGGTGACAGCAAATTGGTCGTCGTATTCGCGGGTGACGTTGTTTGTGAACGTCAATTCGTTTTCTAGAACCATCAATGCTTCATTGGTGATTTTCGAAATCGTCAGTAAATTATTTCCAGACATTTTGTTTTCCTAATTGAAAAGGGTTTAATTGTCAGCGAATCTGCCTGTTTTGGCGGGCTGCTTTCCATTGGGCAAATGTACCGTGGAAATTGCCGTCGGCATCCAGGTTGTTGTCCGTCTTGGAAAGCGCACCGCGAATTGGGCTGATTGGCGCTGGCGCTTTTGATTTCACCGCGGTCGATTTTACGTCCGGTGCGCTGGCTTTTGGGGCGGCTTTTTCAAACTGCGCCTCAAGTCTGCCGATTTGTCGAAGGGCTTGAATGACTGAACCTTCGCCAAGTTTCCTGGCAAAGTCGGGGTTTTCGGCCAAGTGATAAAGGATTTGTGGGCCTACATCACTATCCATGATTGCGTCGCGCACGGGGTCTGAAATAGACACATCGCTTGACTGAACCATGTCGTCGAAATCCGGCAATTCGCTTCGCGCTGCATTCACGCGGTCGGCCCAGGCTTTTTCAAATGTTTGCCTGGCTTCCGCGGCCTTGCGGTCTGCATCTTGTCTATCCCGTTCCATCATCTTTTTATCAGCGGTATATTCGGCCAACGCTTTCGCGTATTCGAACATATCGTTGAATTCTTCAGGCTTGGGTTCCGGCCCAAAGTCGTCCTGGGCTTTCGCCGGTGGATTGACTTTGCCTTCCAGTTCTTTCAGCCTGGCTTCCAATGATTCCCTTGCTTCGCGTTCCCTTTGGGCTTCGGCTTTGGCGGCCTCGCGTTGTTTGGTAATCTCTGAAAAGCGCCTTTCGATCTTCGGGTTCGCCTTGCGTTCCTTTTGATCGTCTTCTACGGTCGCCTCATTCCCTTCCCCGTCTGAATCACTCTGATCGGCCTTGGTTTCCGGCTCGTCGGCAGCGTGGGTTTCCCCGTCGTCTGCTGGCGCCTCGGTGGCTTCCGGCGTCGCGTCAACTAATCCAAGTTTACGGGCGGTGAATTCCGCTAAATTGTCACTCGTCACCAGGTTACCGGCGACGCGTTCTTGCACTTCGGACATACGTATCCCTACGAATCAACCCAATGAAAACCCATTGGTAGGTTTTGGTCAATTGTTAACCGAAATCATTTGCATTGTCAACTATTGCGGCATTCCCATTTGTGGCTGCTGTTGCGGCTGCATTTCAGGCGCCATTTGGGGTTGCTGCGGCGCTTGACCAGGAATGCCCGACGCCATATCCATTTGCCCGATAAACGGGCTGGCGCCCTGGTGAATATCCTGGGCAGCCACTTCGGAAAACGCGTATTGCTCGGCGTTCATTTGGTCAATCTTTTGCACCAGGTCACCTGGCGACATATTGGCCAACAACAGTTTGACAATCGCTTCGATTTCCGTTTTGTTTTGGCTGGTGATCGACCTGGTGTTTTGGTCGTTGACTTTGACTTCGGCCATTGTTTCGGTGTTGTGCGCCTTGGCAATGCCTTTGATAAGTTCGCGGCGGGTTTCGCCTTCCTGGCGCACACCTTCTTTGGTCACGCCGTACTTTATGTCCAGGCCCATCGCGGCCATTTGCTGCTGCTGCTGCTGAACAGTCTGCTGCAATTGCATCAACTTCATTTGGACGGCTGGCGGGATTGGTGACTTTTCGTCGATCTGCGCCAGCGGGTTCATGGCAGCCAGGCGGTCAGCGATCACGTCGGCGCCAGGGAAATCCATGTTGCGGAACAATAGGTCGCCCGCCACCTGGAAAATCTCATTCTGCGCCATCATTGGCATCATGGCTTCCACGGCTTCCATGCGCTTGCTGTTGTAGCCTGGGCCGGTGTCCATCACCACGTCGTATTCGCCCACGGTAACGTCGTTCAGCACTTCGCCGGTGGCCTGAAGGTCGTTCAGGGTTGTCAGGTCGGGCTTGCCATCGGCGCCGATGATTCGCAACACGCGTTTGGTGTCGTAAATCTTGGGGATCAAATCCAGGATGATTTTGCCGGTGTGCTTAATCGAACGCGTCATGTTGTCGTAGAAGTGGAAATTGCTCATGTCCACTTGCTGTTGCTGGCCTTGCAAGGCTTTGCCCGACACGTTGCCAATCATTTGCTGCGCTGGATCAAAGATACCCAACACGGTTTGCAAGTCCTGGCCAACTTCGCTGGCCGCTTCCATGATGCCCGCGGGTGGCGGTTCAGGCTGCAAACGCTGCGGCGGCTGCGGAACCACACGGCCTTCAATGTCGGTTTGTTTGTAACGCAAAACGGGCATTGACTTGATGTTGGCCATCGCCCATTCGTTTTCGTGGCCCTCGTCCTGGCCTTCGGCCATCAACCACTTGGCCTTTGGCGCCAGCGCAATGGATTCGGTCAGGCTGGTGCGCCAAAAGTTGAACATCCGCTGCGGGTCTTTGGCGTTGCGAACCAGGCCGTATTTTTTACGCTTGCCTTCGATGGTCACCTGGGCGCCGTAGCACGGAATAATTGGAATCCACTTGCCCGCCCATTCCTTTTCTTCCAGGATTTCCATTGCGGTCAGTTTGCACCACTTCACCACCTTGCGGTAGGACGGGCGGCGTTCGACCTCGATGATGCCCGCTTCGTCCAGCACTTCTTTGGGCGGCAGTTTGTCGGCCCAATCTTTCGTGCCGTCGGACAGCATCACCAGGTCAACTTTTTTGCGGTCAATGTAGAAGTATTCGGCGATGCGTATATCTTCCTTTGTCACCCATTCGGCGCTGCTGTCACCGGTCGCACGGGGCTGGAATCCCACGCCGTCGTCGGCGCCTGGGTACATTTGCCGGAATACGTGTTTGGGGATGACGCTGGCCACCAGGCATTTTTCAGCGTCGGAACCATCGGGCGCCACGCTGTTAGGGTCGAAGTAAACGGAAAACGGATCGTCGATTGGCTCGATGTAGATTTCCTGTTCGAACGAATCTTCGCGCACGTAATCGGTCACCACGCGCCAGTAACCCCACCCCATCCGCACGGCGTAGGCGAACGCGGTGTCGTAAGCGGTGTCGGCGTTGCTGTTGACCTCAATGTGACGGGTGATGCCTTCGATCACCTGGGCGACCTTCAAATCGCCTTCGTTGTTGACGGGGTGAACCTTGATGCGCGGGCGTTGCTGGCGCTGCTGATTCTCGACCTGGCGGCAATATGCGTCGATCTTGTTAATCGTCAGGCACGGGCGGGCTTCCAGGTTGCGGCTGTTTTGAATCTCGACCGGCCATTGATCGCCCGCGGCGAATTTCAAATCCTGAAGGGCTGACGAACGATTCATTGAATCGGCTTCACCCACCAGGCGCAAAAATTTGATTGCGTCCTGGATGCGTGGATCGCTTGATTGGTCTTGGTAATCTGACATATTCGCCCCTTATTTTTTAAAATTATCCCATCCAACCACCGGATTCGGCAACCACGCGCTGCTTTTTGCGTGTTGACGGCTCTTTAATCATCAACGCGATGTATCGGAATGCGTCGGCGCCGTGGGAATACTGGTCGTGCAATGGTGACTTGCTGAATTGGCCCGATTCGGGATCGACCTCGTAGCGATAATGACGAAGGCAGTTCAGGCCATCGGCGCAATTCTCGCGGTCGAACCAAAGGTTGGGAAAAATGGTGCGGGCCGCGTTGATCGAATCGACCACCGGAACCCGCGGCATAACGCTGGTCTTGAATCCAGCCCCGCGCACAATTTCCTCAATCGTGCGACCGGCTGCTGCCAGGGTTTTGTTTTCGGCATCATGCGGCAGCCAAATGGTGTCGTACACGTAGCCAAACGTTTGAAGTTGTGCCAGGTACGAAGTCATGGTGCGCTGGCTGCCTTCGAAGTATCGGATCAACCTGGTTTCCATGCCGATGAATTGCACGAACCACCAGGCGGTGGCGTCCGACCAACCCAGGTCGCAAACCGCGTGAACCGGCTTGGTTGGGTCGTATGGCACTTTGGTCAGGCGGCCGTCATTCTCGGCTTGCTGCATTTCATTGCCAAAGATAGCGCCATCGACCGACCGGCGGCACATACCCTCCCAAACCTGGTTGTATGCGTTCAGGTCGCGTTCTTTTAGCGCATCTTTTTCCAGGCGCAATGTTTCAGGGAACCAGGGGTTATCCGACCAGTTGATCCGCATAACGATGCAATCCCGCGGGGGTTTGACAACGAACCGCTGGTAAGTTTCGTCGGTTTCCAGGTCAGGGTTGAACGAAACCCAAATCTCGCTGTTTTGCTTTCGGATCGTCGGAATCAGGATGTTCCAGGATAACCGGCTGACGGTCTGCGCTTCCTCCACCCAACAAATATCCACACCTTCGAATGACTTGATGTTGGTCGGGTTGTTCTTCAGGCCGATGAAGGCGAATTCCGTACCGTTGAAGCCACGGATCGACGTTTGCGTAATCTCGTAGAAGGGCAGCAAGCCCAGGGCCTCGATTTGGTCGCATAACAGTTTGTGGACGGAATCCTTGATGCTGGCCTGGAATTCCCGCGCACACAAAATCCGGATCGGGCTTTTGGCCCCCAGGATAAGCAAAGCGCGGGCGATTCCCCAGGATTTTGCACCGCCGCGGCCGCCCAGGCAAACTTTATATCGCGCCTTTTTGAATAGTCCTTGCAACTTGACCGGAAATTCGGCCTTTGCAACGGCTTGTTCAATTGTCGGTGTTGTATCCATCGGGCGTCACGAAAGTTACCTGGATGCCAGCAAAGGCGGCGCCGTCCTTGCCGGTGATTTCCTGTTCGATCTTGTCGCGCCAGCCTAAAACGTTCTTGGCCGTAAAGATGGCAAACGTGCTGTTGTAGGCGTTCCCGATGGTTCCTTCGATCAGGTTGGCTTCCTGTAAATCCTTGGCCTTTTTGTAGGCGTCGGAAAATTCCGGATGCTTTAGTTCGCCGGTGTGAATATCTTTGGCTGTTGCCCAATCGTGAAGGGTGTGTTTTGTCACCCCGATGTTTGTGGCGAATCTTGCAAGGGTAGGGAAAACCCCAGGCAATACCTGGGTGTGTTCGTTGCCCTTTGCGTCGCGGTTTACCACTTCCCTGGTTGGCGCCTGGCTGAAATATTCAATCATCATGGCGGGGAAATCGTCCTGGTACACCGTTGGGCGACCAACTGGACGTGCAGCCACCTTGGGCTTGGCTTTCGCCTTTGGCTTTTTGGTGGCTGCTGTGGTCATTTTTTCTTTTGCTTCTTTGCGGCTTCCCGCTTTTCGGAATAGGCGATGGCCACGGCCTGTTTGACGGGCTTTCCGGCCTTCACTTCAGTTTTGATGTTTTCTTTAAACGCTTTGGGCGTCATTGATCGGATCAACGGCATCGGCTTCACCTTTTTCGACGCTGGCCTGGGCCAATACGTTTTGGTATTCCTGGATCGCGCCGCTGATTTGCAAAAGGATGGCTTCGTGTTGCTTGGCCAACCCTTGCAATTCAGCAATGCGGGCGGTGATTTTCTCGCTTGTCAGCATTGCTTAGTCCTTATTGGGCGTGGATGATTGCAAAATTCACAATCACGGCTTCAGCCAAAGCGCCGCCGGTGTTGTTGTAAAGGCCAATGACGGCTGAACCGGCTGCCTGGCTTGATACGAACGGCCAGTAAGCGCCAGCCGTGCCACCACCTGACACGCTGACAACAACAACGTCGCCCGCGCTAATTTGGTCGTTGGTCAATGTGAAAAGAACGGATGTACCGGCTGCCAATGATGCGGCGTTCATTGTGATGCGGCCCATGCTCTTGTTCAGGGTGACACCGGTAGATTTGCTGGTTGCCTGGGTAACAGTACCTTGGCCGGCTGTCGCGTAACCAATTTGTTGGCTGGCGTACATTGTGGTGAATTCGGGGTCTGCGTATGCGACGCCTGTTGCGATTGAATTTGACATTTGGGGTTCCTTTGTGTGTTAAAAGGGCGGGCAAAATTGCCTAATGCGTAGTATCTCTTAATCCATCTCAACAACGCAAGCCACGTCGCCTTCCTGGATCAACTGGTGGTCTTCGCCGTCGATTTTGTGGACGGGCCAATCTAAATATGTGCCGTTGCCGTATTTGATGCATTCGCCAACCTTCACGTCATAAACGTCGGGGCCGACGGCCACAATTGTGCCTTCGTTGAATTTTTCTTTGTTTTCAACGATCAAAACGTCCGACAAACTGCGAACAATTGGCTTGACCAGGACGCGATCACGAAGCGGTGTTATTTGCATTTTTGGGCTTCCTTCCAGGTTTCTTAGGGGCTGGCACTTCTGTGGTGGTGTCCGTCATAATGTCGTACACCGGCAACGTCACCATTTTGATTTGGTGTTCGCCACACCAATCGTTTTCATGCTTGTTTTGTTGCGCTGGATAGCGTCGGCAACTTCCCATTACCTGGGCGTTGCGGAAAAAAACGCAATTTTTGCACGTTGGATCAGCCATTAGGCAGTTTCCCTTCAATCACGCTTTGGTTCAAAGCGCGGGCAATGGCTTCGGCCATCGCCGTGGCTTCGGCCTCGTTCCTACGGTTTTCCCGATGCTGCGCGGGCGTAATCCGCGGTTCCTCGGTAAATGGCGTCACTAATGGCGCCTGACTTTTTGGCTCGTTCAAGGGCATCTTGTAATCCTTTCCTCACTTCATTTTCCTTCAGTTTAGGCAACTTGTCAAGGCTGCTTAACTGGGCTTTGCCCGCGCCACGGCTGTTGTCAATGACGCGGATTTGAACCTGGGGGTTGTTGCGGTACTTGGTGGCAATCTGCTCGATTACCTGGCGGGCGCCAAGATGCGTTTTCATGTGTTCGGAAAGCGGCACGGTGCGGCCGGTTCCCATTGTTGCTTCCATGCGCTTGGCCCGCTTCAAAGCGCCGTTTTCCAGGGCTTCAACGGGGTCGCGGTAGGTGTAAACAATGTCCACCTTGCGTTTGGCGTCCAATGCCTGGCGAATCTTTTTGTCGGCCGAATCAAACGAATTCATGTTTGTGTCGTAAACCAGTTCGGCTTTGCCCAAACGCGGATCAACTTGTTTGGCCATTTCCATGCCGCTGGTTTTACCCGCGCCCGTGCCACCGGCCGTAAAAACTACGGTTGGGTGGCGACCTTTGGGGGTTGGCTGCGCCAGCCGTTCGGCGTAATACTGTTTGACAAACGCGCTGGACGGCTCATGCACGTCGGCCGATTTGGTACGGTCTGCGCGGTAATGTTCCGACAGTTCACGGGCCACGTCGGTGTTTAACGTGCGCCCTTCGTCCGATTCCATCAATTGCTGATACTGCTGCACCAGGCCAGGGTAATCGTTTTGCAACCGATTGAAATATTCCTGTTCAATAGGATTGACCGGCTGGTCGCCCATCTGCGGCTGCGGCGCAAGCGCGGAAAGCCGGTTCCCGACCGGCATTTGCCCTGGCTGTTGCACCGCTGCCATTGCTGACAGCGGGGTGGCCATTACTTGCCGCCGCGGCTGTGTGTGTAGCAAACGCCGCTGGTGCGGCCGCCGTCAAACTTCTTGTCGGCGCCAGTAGCATCGGCCTTGCCCATCGCAATGCCGTTTTTAATCATGCCGGTACGTTCGCCACCAGCGTCGCTGGCTTTCACGCCTGAAGGCTCTTTTGCGTTGCTGCCGTAGCCGTAG